ACGTGTCGGGTCTGCGGTCCAAAAACAGCGAACTGCTGGGCGAAGTCCGCCAGCTCAAGTCGAAGCTCGACCCGATCAAAGACCTCGATCCGTCCGACGTGCAAGCGAAGCTCGCGCGCCTGGCTGAGCTCGAGGCGCAACCTCCCGGCAGTGGCATCAAGGCCATCGAGGAGGCCCGCAAGCAGCTCGAGTCCCAGTACCGCAAGGATCTGGACCAGACCAAGGCCGAGGTGCTGACGCTGCGCGAAGAGCGCAAGCGCGCCGCGCTCGCCCAGGCGGAAGCCCAGGCGCTGCGCGAGAGCAAGCACAAGCCGCTGCCCGGTGTCGAGTACCTGCTCCGCGAGCACCTGAGCGTGCTCGAAGAGGACGGGCAGCTCCACGTCGTAGTGGTCGATCCCGCGAGCCGCAGGCCTCGCGTCACGACCAAGCCCGGCGGCTCTGGCTACATGCGCGCCGACGAGCTGATCGAAGAGCTGGCGACCAACGAGCGATTCGGCCACCTGTTCCAGGGGAACGGCAAGGTCGGAGCTGGAGTCACGGGACGCAACGGGGCTGCTGTGCCCAATCCCTGGATGAAAGGCCAGGTGAACGTCACGAAGCAGATGGAGCTGATGAGCACAAACCCCGACCTCGCCAACCAGCTCAAGGCGCAAGCCGCTTCGAGCAAGTGACCACCTACTGACAGATGGCAACCGCAGTCACCAACGTGATCGTTCCGAGTGTGTTCGGCCAGTACATGGCCGAGCAGTCCACTCTCTCCTCTCGAATCATCCGCAGCGGCATCGCCCAAGCGGACTCGAGCATCGGAGCGCTCTTTCCCAACTCCTCGGGCATCATCGCCCGAATTCCCTTCTGGCAGCCGCTGGCCGACGCTGCCGCCAACGCTTCCAGCGACACCCTGGCCAACTCGGCGACCCCGCGGACTCTGACCGCTGACGATCAGATCTGCCGCCGCATCGACCGCAACGACTCGTGGCGCACGATGGACCTGGCCGTGATGCTGGCCGGGGACGACCCCTTCGGCGCCCTGCTGTATGGCAACGGCGCAATGCAGGGTGGCGCGATGGAGTGGCTGTTCCAGCAGCAGCAGCGAGACCTCGTTGCGACCCTCACGGGTGTCGTTGCGGACAACATCGCCAACGACTCGGGGGACATGGTGTTTACCGTCGGCGTCACCGGCACTTCTGCCGCCGGCGCTGCCGCTGCAACCGACAAGATCAGCCCGACCGCGATCGCTCTTTCCCGCCTGACCCGCGGGGACAAGGGCATGCAAGCGCCGATCTTCGTCTGCCACTCGGTTGTGGCCGCCGAGCTGGCGATTCAGGGCCTGCTCCAGAAGATCGACTCCAACGGCCGCGTGCTGTCGGAGTTCGAGTCGCTGTCCACCCAGACGCTGAACTACAGCCAAGCGCTGGGCATGACCATCTTCATCGACGACCGCTGCCCCGCGGTGGCCGACGGCGCCTCGCGCACCATGTACACCAGCTACCTGGTGGAGCCTGGCTTCATCCGGTACGCGCCGCTGGTGCCGAAGGTCCCGATCGAGTTCGACCGCCTGCCGCTTGTCGGCGATGGCGGCGGCGCGGATCAGATCACGATCCGCTTCGGCTACGTGATGCACCCGACCGGTTTCGAGTGCACGGTCTCCACTCCGACGATCTCTGCCGCCACCCTGGCGACCGCCACGACCTGGAACCGGGTTTGGGGCCGCAAAAACATCGGCTTCGTCGCCATCCGCTCGAACGGCTGATCCCCATGACTGAACAACTCGACTTCTCGGAATGCGTCCAGCGCAAGCTGGCGGAAGAGCGCGCCGCGCTTCAGCTGCGCGCTCAGGCCCAAGCGGCAAACTCGCCCGAGGGCATCAGCAAGGCGATGCAGGCCGAAATCGCTGCTGTCGAGGCTCGCCTTGCCAAGCAGATCGATTCGGTCTTCGCCAAGATCGAGGCCGTGATCAAGGCCAAGGGCTGACCTGACGGATGGCGCGCCCGCTGCTCCTGAACCAGGCGATCCTCGAGGACTTTGAGTCGGGGATCCCTTTCAAAAATCTGTTTCTCCAGAGCCGCCCCTGGCTCAGCGAAGCAGCGGGCACCTTCGGTCTTTTCGTTAGCAACGGCGGCACCGTTGCGACCGACGCGAACGGCTGGCAGACGCTCTCTGCCGGCCAGCGCGCGGGAACACTCATGTGCCGTGAGCTGCAAGTGTCCGGCGTGGACGGGGCTGGCCTGTACCCGCCGGGCAACTACGTTCTCACCTACACGGGCGTAGGCCGCATCATCCTGGGATTCGACGCTGTGCCCCAGGAGAAAGAATCGAACAACCTCTGGGCCAAGCCGCAGAGCCCTGGGCGGATTCTGTTCAGCGTCCCGGCGGCAACCGGCGCGGGCATCTATCTGGGGATCGACGAGCAGGACGCGGGGAACCCGGTCCGCAATATCGTCGTCACGCGCACCGAGTTCGAGGGGACGCTCGCCGCGAACCCGTGGGACCCGGCGTTCCTGATCGACATGGCGCCGTTCTCGTGCCAGCGGGTAATGAACTGGCAGCGGATCAACTATCACCCGTACGCCAACTGGAGCGACCGCGCGACGCTTTCCAGCGCACGCTACACCACGCGCCGCGGCGTGCCGTTGGAGCTGCTGATCGACCTGGCGAATCGCACCGGGGACGATCTGTACGTCTGCATCCCGCACAAGTACACGGACGCGGCTGTCCAGTCGATGGGGGACCTCATCAACTCGACGCTGAATCCGCAGATCAACGTATGGGTCGAGTACTCCAACGAGATCTGGAACTCGCTATTTGACTTCAACCCTGGTTTTTCAGACTGGGACGCGAGCGACGGCCAGGGCGCCTACTGCGAGACCCAAGGCCTCGCGCTTAGCCTTGACGCAAACGCATACCAGGCACGGCTCAAGTTCTACTCGCGGCGCGCACGGCAGGTGCTTGGGATCTTCCGCGCCCGATTCTCGAACCCTGCGCGCGTCAAGCGCGTAATCGGCGGCCACCACGAAGGCGACGACTCGAACAACAACACGATCCTCGACTTCGAGTCGGCAAGCTCGAACGCTGAGGCCTTCGCCACTGCGCCGTACTGGGGTGACAACTCTGGCGGCCTGGCGAACGCGCAGAACACGATCAACTCGATGCAGACCGACCTGAACGGCACGGTCAGCGCGAAGATCGCAGACCACAAGGCGCGCTCATCGTCCCGCGGGCTCCAGTACATCTACTACGAGGGGGGCACGTCCCCGATCCCGACGAACGGCGCGCAGGTGGAGGTCGTCAAGGAAGCCCTATACGACGTGCAGATGCTCGACCAGTACGAGCAGTTCTTCGCCACGAGCCTTGCTGCTGGCGTCGATCTTGTGGGGGTCTACAGCTACTGCACGAAGTACGGCACGAACGGGGCATTCGGCCACCTGCGCCGCGTTGGCGAGAGCCCGCGCCCGCCTCGTTGGATTGCGCTTGAGAATTTCGTCAACCAGACCGTCACCGCGCCCACGACTCCGCCGAGCCAAGCGCTTGTGGACGCCTACTACGGCTTCGACTTCGGGTCTTCCAAGTGGAAGGCCTTCGCTGGCCCGCAGCCGAAGACGACCTTCTTTGGCAGCGTCATCGACTTCTTTGGGCCGCTGTATCGCACGCAGATCCTAGCCTCGAACACGGAGTTCACCGTCTCGAACGCGCTCCGCGGCGCCCGCCTTGTGCTTGAACTGCAAGGGGACTTCCAGGTGCGCTGGCCTTCGAGCTTCCGCATCCGCTCGGGGCGCTACGACGGCCGCGACAGCCGCCTGAACATCGTCAGCATCTATTGCGTCGAGCACTCGGGAACCCCTCAGTTCGACGTGACGATCGACGCTGCCGGCTGCGCAGACTGGCCTGCTGCTTCGCCAAGCGCTTGTGACTAACGACTTCACCACGCTCTTCGGGAGCTGGGCCGAAGTGTTGAGCACCACCGCGGCAACGCCGGCGACAGCGAACCGCTACAGCCGACTGGGCGAGATCGAGCGCTTCCGCCGCCGTGATGGCTTCTTCTATCTGCGCGTCCGCTACCCGCTCAGCAATGGCGGCGACAGCCAGCCCCAGTCAATCGCTTGGCGCCAGCGCAGCAGCCCGATAGAGCCGATCGCCCGCGAACGAGTCGTTGGCTACCAGCTCTTGGCGAACAACCTCATCAACGCCACGCCCTACGGCGGCCTGTGCCGTACCTCGGTCAACGAGGCGTGGCTCAGCTACGCCCCCGGGCAGATCGCGGCCTTCGTGCCGTTCCTCGCCATATCGAGGCACGGCCTGGCGCCTTTCTTGGCGCTCGGCAACTCGCTGATCCTGAGCCCCAACCAGCTGCTTACCACGGCCGTCGAGCTGTACGCGGACTGACCCATGGCAGACGTCCTGATCCCCGAGGCCGGCGCGCCGATCGACTTCTGGCGCTTCATGGCCTCCAGCTCTGAGACCCCGCGGCGCCTGTGGGTGTTCCTCGGTCAAAGTAACATGGTCGGCTACAACTCGGGCCGGTCGGTGCTGACCATTGACCAGCTCTTGCCGAACATTGAGTGCCAGGACGTCGACGACGCGATCGTCCCCGCGCGCTACCCGTTCCCGTTTTACCTGCCGAACTCGACCGAGTACGAGCCGCTCTGGAGTATCGCCAACATCAACGTCTCGCCGGCGATGAGCTTCATGCAGTCGCTCGCGCGGACGAACACGGAGGCGCGTCTTGTCGCTTCGATGGGCGCGATCGGCGGCTCGAGCTTCACCGGCGCGCTCGCCGCGCGCAACTGTGCAAGCCCGGGCAGCACCTACAAGCTGGCGAACAATCTCCGCGATCGCATTGTCGCCAGGATCAACTCGGCGATCGGTCAAGGGTGCATCCTCGAAGGCTTCGTCTGGTGCCAGGGCGAAAACGACGCTGTGAACCTGCACAACGCCGGCAACACGGCGGCGCAGACGCAGGCAATCTACAGCGCAGAGCTGATCCGCCTGATCGACGATCTGCGCGGCGGCGCGATCATCAACGACGCGTTCGGCAGCCATACGCACAAGCCGTTCCTCATCCTGGAGATGCCGCGGACGCTGACCGGCACGGCGTCTTCCGCGATCCCGGCGCCGACTCTCGCGCCGACTCTGCCCGAGTCGATCCTTTTTGCCATCGAGGCCGCCAAGCGCGTGGTCGCCCGCGACGTGCCCTATTGCGCCTACGTGGAGAGCGGCGGCCTTGCCAGCGAAGCGGACGCGATCCACTACACCGGCGCTGCTGCCCGCGAGCTTGGGCACCGCGCATTTGGTGCCATCGACCGGGCGCGCCAAAACGTCACCAGCACCACGACGAACGCGCGCCAAGGGCTCCCGACGCTGCCGCGCGCGCGCTACGTCACAGTCAACGGCCGCCGCTGCGAATTCGAGTTCGGCAACAACCTCCGCGGGGCAGGCTTCTCGGGCGCCGCGATCTCTGACTCCCTGGGCACGGTGGTGAACCAGCTCTGGGGTGGCACTGGAGTCGGCGCCCTCTTCAGTCAAGCGCTCGCGTTCGACGGCGCGCACCTCGTCAGCGTCAACCTGGGCACCGGCGCCAAGGTCAGCGAGTCGGCCGTTGCCGTTGGCACTGGCGGCGCTCCCGAGCACTGCATCCAAGTGGACGGTCTGTCTGGAGTTTTCGGAGACGTGCGCCTTCGCACTACGCCGACCGCGATCACGCTCGAGCGCAACGGCGCCGTCCTGTTCACGTTCGCGCTGTCCACGGGCTCGGTCGAGAACCACACCAGCAATGGCCCGCTGATTCTCCGCAGCCCAAACGGCACGCGCTACGCGCTGCGGGTCACCAACGCCGGCGTCCTCGACATCACTGCCGCCTGAGCATGGCACTTCTTCGACCCAATCACGTCGTAGCCTACGACCCGTCGGGCGTCTTGACTGCCAACCAGCAAGCGCGCGTCTACTACGACCCGACGATCAAGCCGGACACCGGCGGCCGTCGGCGCGTGTACGTGCTCCAAGGCGGCGGCTTCCTGCCTGGCTCTGGCACGCTGCCCGATGGCTGGGACCCTGACCTTGGTGGCGAGCTGGGGCTCTGCTACAAGGCCGGGGATGCCGTGGTGATGGTCGGCTATACGCCGCACTCGCCGACGATCTTGGGCCAGGGGGCGTTCGACTATCAGCAGTGGAACCTCGGCCCTGGCGAGGTGCTGACGCTGGATAGCAGCAATCCGGCGAAGATGGCGCGCCGCTGCGCAGAACGCGACGTGGTGAACTGCCTGCAACACTTCGCCACGTTCCAGGTTGGCGACCTGTCGCGGAGCCCGCGGCGCGCGGCGCTGTGGGCAAAGAGCGCGGGATTCCTTGCTAGCAGCTTCGCAGTGTTCGGCCCTCAGCGCGGCGATTCGACCGCGACGATCGAGCGTTTCAGGGCCCCGACGCGCGTCGCCGCGTTCATGGGCC